GATAATTTACTGAAAAAAGGTTAGTATAATTATAAATATTTCTTTTTATTGTTATGGCTGCTGTAAAAGGTGACGTAGGCCAAGTCAAATTTGATGATGGTGGCTCTTCAGTTAACCCAGTTTTAGGCACAAGATCATGGTCTATGTCTATCACTAAAGATCAACAAGAAACTACTGTTCAAGGTGACACTTTCAAGTCTTTTGTTGGTGGTCTTATTGAAGGTGAGGGAACTGCTGAATTAGTTTATGATGCCGCTGCGTCTGGTGAAACTGCAACTTTTGTTGATGGTGTTTTGACTACTGGTGACGCTGGAACAGCAGCTTTTGAACTTTTCCCTGATAGTGCTAGTGGTTCTGCAAAGATCAGTTTTAGTGGCCTTATCACTAACTTTGAGCAAAGTTCATCTATTGGTGATGTAAACACAATTAGTATTACATTCAAACCATCTGGCACAATTACGTCAGCAATCTAACTGTAAAATTCTTCGCACTTATTTATGGCAACTGAAAGAACCGCAGACCTTCTTCTTGGAGCTTTTCAAGATGAAATGGTCAATAGAAAAAAGTATGACATTAAAGACTCAAACGGCAAAATAATAACGACTGTATATTTTAAGCCTATAACTAGATTTGCTAGGGTCAAAGCACAACAGTTGGCTGGATCAGATGAAGCTTTGGTAATTTCAACTCAATTACTTTGTCAGATGGCAGAGAAAGAAGATGGGACTCCAGCTTTTGATATGTCAGACGCTGCTGTTTTGCAAAGATCACTCCCAGAAAAAGTTTTAAATGAGATAGAGCTTTTCTTGAATGATATTAAACTTGATATTGATTCAGCAAAAAAAGAATAAAAGGGGATAACTGGTTTAGATTTGAGTTTTTCCTTGCAACAGAACTTAGTAAGACAGTACAAGAACTCAGAATGAATATGACTGAGGCAGAGCTAATATATTGGGCTGGATATTATGAGATCAAGCATGACGAAGAAAAAAGAGCATTGCAACGACAAAAACACAATTCAAGGTAATATATAATAAAGGCTTTTTTTATAAGTGGCACAGGCTAATGTAAAACTTACAGTTGATGCAAGTGGTGCTACTAGAGCATTAAATGGTGTCCAGAAACAAACTAATGTTTTACAGAAGTCTTTTGGTGGCTTAAGGACTGCATTGGCTGGAATTGGCTTATTAGCAGTAGGAAGAAGTGCGGTAAAGACTTCAGCAAATTTTGAAAAATTAAATGTAAGACTTGGACTATTAACAAAAGCAAGCGGCACTTTTGCAAAGTCCCAGAAAATAGCGGCTGATGCTCAGAAAGCTTTTGGCTTAAGTGCTATTGAAGCTCTTGAGGGTGTTACAGATATTACAGCAAGACTAGCTCCTTTGAAAGTTGGTGTTGAGGATATAAGAACAGTGTTTTTTGGATTTAATACCGCTGCAAAGTTAGCTGGTGCATCAGCTATGGAATCATCAAACGCATTTAGACAACTAGCTCAGGCTCTTGGTTCAGGAAGATTAGCTGGTGATGAATTTAGAAGTGTATCTGAACAAGTCCCAACAGTACTGGCTCCTATAGCTGCTGAACTTGGAGTAACTATTGGAGAATTAAAACAATTAGCGGCTGAGGGCAAGTTGACCAGTGATGTTGTTCTTAGAGCTTTAGGAAGGGTAGGAAATGAAGGTAGTGGGTTTTTAAAAGAATTATTAAAAAATGATCCTACACAAGTATTTAAAAACTTTAGTAATGCAACAGAAGATCTATCAAGAGCTTTTGGTGATGAGTTAAGACCCGCAGTTGAATCCGTTACAAAATTACTTACTGAATTTATAACAAAAACAGTTGACTTTATAGAATCTGATGCTGGCCAAGCTGCTGTCTTAATTACAAAAATAGCTGTTGCAGTGAAGCTTCTTGCAGTTGCTATACCTATGGCCACCGCTGCGTTTACCGCTTTACTTGTAAAAGTTAATGCTGTAGGAGTTGCAAGTCTTATTGCCTCAAGTGGTTTTACAGGTTTGCAGGCGACTGCATTGTTGGCCGCTGGTGGTATAGGAAAGACAACTCTTGCTCTTGGAGCCATGAAAATAGCAATGGCAACTACTGGAATAGGTGCATTTGTTCTGTTAGTAGGTGGCTTAACCACTGCAATAATTGGTGCAAGAAAAGAACAAAAGAAATTTAACGAAGCACTTAAAAGCGGTGATGAGCAACTTTTAAAAAGTGAATTTAACAAATTATTTATTGAGAGGCAGAAACTTTTAAAAAGATTAAGCACTGCACAAGAAAACAACAACAAAAGAGCAGTTGCTTCTTTACAAAGACAACTTGGAGTAAACAATCAGGCTATTACTCAAATTAAAGAAAAACTGGATGAAGAAAGAAAAACAACAGCAGAAATAGAACGTCAGAACGAAAAGAAAAAAGAACAAGAAGAACAACTGAAAAAAAATAAAGAGGCGGCAGAAGAATTAAGAAAGAAATTTACTGAAATTGGTGAAGAGATCGAAAGCAGTATTAAAAACAATCTAAGGGATGCCATAACTGGTGCGAAAACCTTTGGAGAGGCAATGACAGGGGTATTGAACCGCATAAGGGACAAAATCATTGATGCACAATTAGACAAGCTTATTGGTGGCTTTGGAGAGGCTTTTGGTAAGAGTGCAAGCGGAGGAGAGAAAAAAGGACTGGGAGGATTTCTTGGAGGTATTCTTGGAGGACTTTTCAAAGCAAATGGTGGCCCTGTAAAAGCTGGAAAGCCTTATGTTGTTGGTGAGCGTCAACCTGAGCTATTTGTTCCAAGAACTTCTGGAACTATCATGCCCTCTGTTCCAATGGGCGGTGAATCAGTGGTAAATAATGTCACAGTAAATGTGGACGCATCAGGATCGGCTGTTAGTGGGTCATCTGCTGATGGTAATGAACTTGGCCAACAGATTGCTGTTGCTATACAATCAGAACTAATTAAACAGAAACGTGTCGGAGGATTGCTTTCATAATGGCTACTTTTCCAAGTATTACTCCACAATATTCGACTCAGGAAAATGTAACTCAAGATAATGTTGTAGTCAAACTGGGTGATGGATTTCAACAGAGGTTAGTTTTTGGATTGCCAGCAAATAAAAGATTAATTACTTTAAATCTTACTTTTAATGTTTCTACTACAGACGCAACAACGATTGATACTTTCCTTGATGCAAGATTTGATGATCAGGCAAGTTTTGATTTTACCCCGCCCCATCATTCCTCAGCTTTAAAATTTGTTTGCACCAGAAGAACTAGGACTGCTGTTTTATCAAATAGAGTAGTTATGAATTTAGCTTTTGAAGAGGTGGCAGAACCTTAATGGCAATTCCTATATCAGAACTACAATCAATAAACCCAAGCTCACTTATTGAGTTATTTATTTTGGAGCTTGTAGAGGGAACACATTATGCTACAGGAAACCCAGATAGTGTCCCGACTTTATTTAGATTTCATGCGGGAACCAGTATGAATAGTAATTCAGATATTGTTTGGCAGAGTAATACTTACCAAAGATTTCCTATTGCTGCTCAGGGCTTTGAGTTTTCTGGTAAAGGTCAAATCCCCAGACCACAGCTTGTAATGAGTAATTTAGGCGGTATTAGTAGAAGTGGAGCAGTTTTATCAGTGACTGATTTACTGATAATTGTTAACTTAACAACCCCACATAATGATCTATTAGGAGCCACAGTAACAAGATTATTAGTGCTGGCTTCAAGCCTTGATAATGCAAATTTCAGCAGTGGCAGCAATCCTTTTGGTACTCCAAACTCTAATGAGCTACCCCAAGAAATATTTGTTATTGATCGTAAAATGCAAGAGGATAGAAACACAGTTTCTTTTGAATTGACTGGGGCTAATGATACTCAAAATAAAAAAGTGCCAGCAAGACAAGTAACCCGATCTGAGTTTCCAGCCGTAGGAACTTTTATTAACTAATGACTGACTCTTGGAGGCAATCAGCTTTTCTTCATGCACACAAATGCCATCCGCATGAGTGCTGTGGAATGATAATAAAAACCAAAGAAGAAACTATTTATGGCCCTTGTAGGAATTTAGTAAGAGATAATCCAGAGTATAGCTTTGTTATTGACCCTAATGACTGGGCTTATTTTGAAGATCAAGGAGAGGTTGTTGGTATCGTACACAGCCACCCTGATGGTGAATTAAAGTTCAGCGAAACAGACATCACTAGCTGTAACCATTTAGATGTTGATTTTTACCTTGTAGATCCTTTCACAGAAAGTATTATTATGATAGAACCAGAAAAACAATGAAAAAAATAAAAATATATGGAAGATTAAGAAAATTTGTTGGTCAGGCTGAGTTTGAAGCTGATGTTAATAGTCCACTTGAAGCGATAAGCTTTTTGGCTTGTAATTTCAAAGGCATTGATAAGCACATGGCTAATCAGCATTATGCGATAAATTGTGGTGATTTAGTGGTAACAGAAGAATTATTAAATATGAGGACAGAATCAGATATTCAGATAATACCTCTAGCTCATGGTAATTTTTTCTTTTCAATCATTTTAGGTGCTGGAGCTTTATTTGGAAGCTCTGCGATTACAACTGCTGGAACTTTGCTTGGAAGTAAATTACTGGCAACTGTAGCCTCAACAGTCTTAACATCTGTTGGAACATCTATGTTAATTGGAGGAGTGACAGAAATGCTTGCACCTACCGCACCATCAAGAAATCAAACAAGTGGCATGGATGAATTTGATCCAGCGGCTTTGGCAAGTAACTATTCATTTACAGGGCTTTCAAACATTTCAAGGGCTGGAGTTCCAGTGAATTTAGTTTTTGGCGAAATTATGGTCGGCTCTATTACGATTTCTAATGGTGTTGATACTGTCCAAGTTGAGGGGTCTAACGAATGAGCATACAAGAATTTGATCAAAATACCACCTTTAATAATCCTGATTTACCATCAGATGCACTTTCTAGTAAGCAATTTAATACGCTAGTGGAGATCGTTTCAGAAGGATCTATCGCTGGTTTTGCAACGGCTCACAAAAGAGGAATTGCTACCACCAACGCAGCTTACAAGACAGCAGCTTTAACAGATATATTTTTAAATAAAACACCTATTCTTAATATTAGTTCTTCTTTAAATGATGCTCAGTTTTTAGCAAAAGCACAAAGTCCTGATGATACTGACTTCAACTTTAAAAATGTTGGCTTTGATTTTAGAACTGGAACAGCAAGTCAAACTTTTATTGGTGGGATAACAAATGTTGAGACAGAAGTTCCTATTGGCACAACTGTAACGACCTCAACTGCTGTCACCCATACAGTCACTTCAAGTACAATTAATGCTTGCAGAGTTACTCTTAGATTTGGCTCTTTGCAAAAATTTGAAGATGATGGAAATATAAACGGAACAGAAGTACAGCTAAGAATTAAAACTATTGAAAACAACGGAACAACAAAAACGGTCATCACAGACACTGTAAAAGGTCGATCTACTAACGCATATTTTAGAGATTATATTGTTAATTTTACTTCCACAACTTCTTACCCAGTACAGGTAAGAGTTGAGAGAATTACTGCTGACAGTACAGACGCACAGCTTGTAAATGCTTTTAGTTTTAATACTGCTACAAATATTATTTTTCAGCAAAACGCATATCCAAATACTGCTCATGTCGCTTTAAGACTCAATGCTGAACAGTTCCCAAGAATCCCATCCAGACGTTTTAGGCTCAGAGGCATACTTGTAAAAATTCCGCACAATGCAACTGTCAGTCTAGCTGATGGTTCTATTACATATTCTGGAACATTTGATGGAACATTTAAGACTGATAAAGAATGGACAACAGACCCAGCATGGATTTTATATGACATACTATCAAATACAAGATATGGCTGTTCAATTCCAGAAACAAGTTTAAATAAATTTACTTTTAAATCTGTTAGTGAATATTGTGGAGAGCAAGTGGATGATGGTGATGGAGGAACGGAGCCACGTTTCTCACTTAATGCAAATATCACACAGGCAAAGGAAGCATTTCACTTGATCAATGAGCTTTGTTCTGTGATGAGGGTTATGCCTTTTTACAATGCGGGTAGTATTTCGATAAGTCAGGATTCGCCATCTGATCCGATTTTTGCTTTTAATAATAGCTCAGTCACTGAAGCTGGGTTTCTTTATACAGGATCATCATTAAAAACTAGACACACAGTTATAAATGTTTCTTATTTTGATATGGTCACTCAAGATATTGATGTTGAAAGGATTGAAGCTGATTCCGCAACACAGGCAAAATATGGAGTTGTAGAAAAAAACTTAAAAGCATTTGGCACAACTTCAAGGGGTCAGGCTAGACGACTAGGTAAATGGTTTTTATATAACGAACAAAACTCAGGAGAAACGATTAGTTTCACAACAACCATAGATGCTGGGGTAACAGTTAGATGTGGAAATATTATTGAAGTATCAGACTCATTAAAAGCTGGAGTCCGTAGAGGAGGCAAAATAAAAAGTGCAAGTGGATTGACAATTACATTAGATGATTCAGCTAACACTGACATTCCAGCAATTACAGCCAACCCGACAATAACTTGTATGTTGCCAGATAATACTTTACAGACAAAAACCATTGACGCTATTTCTGACAATGTAATTACTTTAACCTCAGCTTTTTCTACTGATCCAAACACAAATTCTGCCTATATCCTTGAAACAACTTCTCTTCAGACAACGACTTGGAGAGTTTTAACTGTTAAAGAGAACCAAGACAAAACTTATACGATTACAGCTTTAAGTCACGATTCTGGGAAATATGCTTTCGTTGAAGATGGTGAGGCTTTACCTACAAGATCAATTTCAACACTTACAGAAATAAAACAACCACCAACAGGATTAAGGGCAGAAGAAAAAATTGTTGAAATAAATAATCGTGCAGTGACAAAAATAATTCTTGATTGGCAAAACGTAGGAGGAGCAAGCAAATACAGAGTTTATTACAGATATAATGATGGCGACTTTACTCAAATTGAAACAACTTCCAGTAATTTAGAAATCTTAAACACAGAAGAGGGTGCTTATGAATTTAGAGTGTTTTCTTATAACGCTTTAAACCAGCCATCCGCAAACCCTTCAACTTTAGAATTTACGGCTGTAGGTCAGACAGCAGTTCCTGAGAATGTACAAAATTTAACTCTTGAACCTATTAATGATGAACAGGTCAGGCTTAGATGGACACAAACTACTTCTTTGGATGTGAAATTTGGGGGACAAGTGTACATCAGACATTCTCCCAGAACAGATGGATCTGGTACTTTTGCAAACTCAACAGACTTAATTGAAAGTTTGAGTGGAGGTTCTACAGAAGCAATAGTCCCCGCAAAATCTGGAGAATACGTTTTAAAATTTCGTGACTTAGGTGGCCGCTTTAGTGCGTCAGATACCTCAGTTATTCTTACAATTCCAACATTAAGAGAAGAGTTGGCATTGCCAGCTATAAGAGAACAGACTGCCTTTTCTGGTACAAAGACAAATACAACAGTTGCTAGTAATAATTTAAAACTTACAGATCCAGCCTCAAATGCAACAGGTTCATATAGTTTTGCAAATGTTTTAGATTTAGGGGCAACTTTTTCTTTAAAAATAAAATCGCATTTAATTTCAACTTCTTCAAATGTTTCTGATTTGTTTGACGATATTCCTGATTTAGATGCAAGGCTTGATTTTGATGGGGCTGCCGCTGAAAAAGTAAATGGAGCTTTATTAGTAAGAACAAGTACAGATGCCTCAAGTTATGGATCTTATAACAAATTTCAAAGTGGAACATTTAGAGCAAGGGCTTTTGATTTTAAAGCAGAACTTGAATCAACTGACACCAATGAAAATATATTAGTTTCAGAATTAGGTGTTGATGCTTTTTTACAGGCAAGGACAGAACAAAGCACAACATTAATTTCATCAGGGGCGGGATCGAAAACTGTTAATTTTTCAGCCCCATTCTTCACAGGGACTTCAGCTATTGGTGGCAGTACCTCAGCTTATCCACCTAGTATCGGGATTACAGCACAGAACATGGCAAGTGGTGACTTTTTTGAAATTACAAGTATCACAGGCAGTAGCTTTGTTGTAACATTTAAAAATAGTTCAAATTCTGCTGTAAGTAGAAACTTCAGCTATTCGGCTGTAGGATATGGACG